CCCATGAGATTGCTTTTCTGGCTTTTACGCGCAAAGCGGCAAACGAGGCAAAGGAAAGGGCCGCCGAGCGGTTTGATCTTGATGCAAAGAAAGACCTGCAATATTTTCGAACGCTCCATAGTCTGGCCCTGATCACGACAGACATACAGTCGGATCAAGTCATGGGCAACGCTCAATACAAGGAGCTGTCAGGCGCGATAGGCGTCACACTAGGCGGACAAGGGTCCACGGGTCTGGATGATGATCTGCCCTCAATGGTTTCAAGCTCTGATCCAATTCTAGGATTGATCAATCTGGCGCGTCTCAGGCGCATAGATTTACGCCAACAATATAATGAGTCTTCGATTGAGTACGACTGGAACACAGTTAGCTACGTCGATAAGTGTTTGACTGAGTACAAAGAAAAAATGAATTTGTACGATTTCACCGATATGCTCGAGATGTTTGTGAAGCAAGCACATTTTTGCTGTCCAAAATTTAAGCTGGTGTTTCTGGATGAAGCGCAGGACTTGAGCCCCTTGCAATGGGAGATAGCTCACGCCTTAGATCAACACAGCGAAAAGATGTATGTGGCAGGGGACGATGATCAGGCCATCTATAAGTGGGCCGGGGCGGATGTGGATGCGTTTATTAATTTGCCGGGTGGGGCGGAGACGCTGTCCCAGAGCTACCGGGTGCCCTCCAACGTGCACCATCTGGCCGAAACGATCGTGAGTCGCATACATAGGCGATTCCCAAAGCGGTACGAGCCCCGGAAATCCACCGGTCGCGTGTCACGGATCAGCACGCTAGACAGTCTGGATATGGAATCAGGCACATGGTTAATTCTTGCCCAAGCCGGATACCACTTACAGCCGGTTGCAACGGACCTTAAAAGTAACGGATACCTGTTTAACTACCGGGGACACCGCTCAATTAGCGAAAAGATCAGCGACGCGGTGAACGGATGGGAGCAACTGCGTAAAGGCAGAGAAGTCAGCGGGGAAGTGGCAAAGAAGATTTATAGCATGATGAGTAGCAAAGACCGGGTGAAACGAGGGTTTAAGAAGCTTTCGGGGGTCGATGACAATGAGTTAGTCACATTAGATTATCTGATCGAGCACCAAGGTCTACTGGCAACCCCTGAGATGATCTGGAGCGAGGCAATGGACCGGATACCCGACTCTGAGCGAGCATACATCACGGCGTTATTACGACGTGGGGAAAAGTTTAATGGACTGCCACGTATCACGGCGTCCACGATTCACGGTGCCAAGGGCGGCGAAGCGGACAATGTTGTGTTGTTCACGGACTTAAGTCCTGCGGCAGATGATGCAATGCGGTACAACCCAGATGATATGCACAGAGTGTTTTACGTGGCGGTTACGCGAACGCGGCAAAACCTGTTTATAATGGAGGGCGAAGATGTTACGAGAAGTTATGACCTTTGATACTAGCCTTTTTGCTTGTTGTGATCGTCGATCAGGAGCCTGTGTCCGATGAATTTATGCTTTTCCGGGACGCCTATCGGTGCCAGTTTTTTGCCAATATCATCGAGCAAGGGAGGTGGTCTCCGCGAGATCGTCCTCATTGGCGTCAAGAAAATGTTACGGCGTATTGCATACCAAAAAGGGTACCTGCTACCCGAAAATTCTACGACTAGGAGCTTATATATGTGGCAAATCAGCGCGGTGCTCGGCATTGCACTCATGACAACCGGTGGTGCTTTCAAAGTTTATTACGACAAAGCGCAAGCCGAGAAAAAAACAATGGCTTTGGAAATCAAGCAAGCTGCTGCAAACCAAGTGGTTTTGGAAAACAGCATAAAAGGCTTAAACGATCAGGTTTTGCAAGCTGAAGAGGATAAAAAACGTGCTTTTGAGCAAATAAACATCCTGCAAGAAGCAAATGAAGAGGCGCGTGCAGAGGTGAGCAATTTGAAAAACAAGTTTGCCAAGCATGACATGAACGTTTTGAGTTTACGGAAACCGAAACTGATTGAAAACATCATCAATAAAGGAACAAAAGGAGTGCTGAATGATTTCGAAAATCTTACCAGTTTGTCTAGTAGCTCTGAGTAGCGGCTGTAGCTTGATTGGCGGCAAGCCCTATGTGCCAGAGACAAAGGCGGTCGAGGTGGTGACGGTGACAAAACAAGCCGTGGTTTATCATCCGCCGATGCCTAATCCTATTATGACTAAGCCTGTTGAATGGAAAGTGTTAACGCCTGATTTAATGGATGAATACCTGGAGGACTTAGAGAAAGGCGAAGCGCCCACTAACGTCTGGTATGGTGTGAGCCCGACTGGCTATGAGAATCTGTCAGTGAACATGAGCGAGATCAAACGCTATTTGCGTCAAATGTTTTCTATAATTACCTATTATAAGGAGTTGAACGATGGTGAAGAGCAAGAAAAGACTGATTAGCCATCAGGATTTATCAATTATCTGTGCGGAAAGTTATGCGTCCGTTGATTTCGAAGAGGCCAACATTGAAGTGGTCGTGCGAGAAAACTGTGTGTTTGCTTTTCGAGGCACTGACGAACCCAAAGACGTTGTGCGGGATCTCCGGATTTTACCGTGGTGGATCAATGAGTTAGGTTGGGTGCCCGCAGGATTCGCGAAAGCGTCCCGAAGATTGGCGACAAAGGTATTGTCCGAGTGCATGGCGCGAGACATCGACAGTGGCGACATTGTATTGACCGGGCACAGTCTTGGCGGCGCAGTAGCGATGTTAGTGGGGGCTTTTCTTGTCCGAGACGAAGTCAAGGTTAAAGAGATTGTCGCTTATGGCGCTCCGAGGTGCGGGCGATTGAAAATACTGGATCAAACACCGGTCACGCTTTATCGGAATGGTAAAGATCTGGTCCCAATGGTCCCGCCTTTGATGCGGCGACACAAGGTCATGGAACAGCTTGGTGATCGCAAACATTACATTCGAGACCACTTCATGAAAAATTACGTTGAAATGCAAAAAGTGCCAAGGAGCTTAGTCTGATGGACGATAAAACAGTAGAACCAAACAGTGAACTCGCAAAGATGGATACCAACGGAGACAACGTCATTTCTCAGAAAGAATTTGATGAGTCCGAAAGGCAAATCCGATTGGATCTTTTGCGTAATCAAGACCAAAAAGAAGACGCGCAACTGCGTATGATATGGTTTGCCCTCCTCTCCTTATTGGTGTTTCCGTTGCTTTTGATGGTTAGTTCAATTTTTGAATTGGAAGCCGCAGGGAAGAACCTCACAGAGATGAGCAGTATTTTCTTCTTAACGATCGGGGGCTTGGTCAGTGTGTTCTTTGGCAGTCAGGCCATAAAAAAGAACGGTAACGGACGATGAAATGTTACTTTTGTGATATGGAGCTGATATGGGGCGGCGATCATGATCTCGAGGACGATGAGGATCATGACATGATGACCAACCTATCGTGCCGATTGTGTGAGGCGTTGGTGATTGTTTACAAGCCACGTGAGAAGCATTGGTCCGAAAGCCTCCCGGAGACGGACATCACGATAGAAGACAAGGAGACACATTGATGGAGATCGCATTAGCAATCGGCTTTCTAGTTGGATACCTGTTAGGGAAATACGCATGAAAGAAAAAAGCAGGGAAAACGTTTACGAGCAATTAAAAATTGATGAGGGCGTCGAGTACAAAGTTTATCTTGACCACCTTGGCTACAAAACGTGCGGCGTCGGGCACCTATGTGTCGAAGGCGACCCGGAGAGGGACCTCGAGGTGGGTGCCCCGGTATCCGAACCTCGGGTCAAGGAATTGTTTGAATCGGATCTAGATACTGCTATCAGTGAATGCGTGGTCCTATTCGGCGAGGATGCCTGGGAAGCCTTTCCAGAAGAAGTCCAAGAAGTCTGTGTGAACATGATGTTCAACATGGGCCGCCCGAGATACAGCGGGTTTAAAAAACACTTGGCCGCTTTGTGGGCAGGGGACTGGGCAGAGGCCGGACGACAAGCTCGAGATTCAAGATGGCATGGTCAGGTCGGGGACCGGGCAGAGCGCCTTTGTTTAAGACTGGAGGGAGTAGATGGAGAATAAAACGTTCACACACAAAGTGAGAGATGAATTGTTAGACAGAGCGAAGGACTTGGTCAACGGTCCACGGAACGAAATTTACGGCGATCCAGAAGAAAACCACCAACGGATCGCAGATATGTGGAGCGTGATACTTAAACGAGAAGTCTCGCTGCATGAAGTCTATTTAATGATGGTCGCGCTTAAGATGAGCCGGTTGATCGAATCCCCTGATCACAAAGACAGTTGGATTGATCTGATTGGTTACGCGGCACTAGGAGGAGAAAATGAGTTTGCAAATGGCGATGTTTACACCGAAGAGCGAGTGGTTGCCGCCCTTAGAGCTACCCGAACTTACGGGGGCGAAAAAAATCGCAATCGACGTGGAGACGAAAGATCCTAACCTAAAAGTTAACGGACCCGGATGGCCGACTGGCGACGGTGAAGTCGTCGGCTACGCCATCGCCGTGGACGACTGGTCCGGGTATATTCCAGTCCGGCACCTTGGCGGCGGCAATCTCGACGAAAAGATTGTTAATCGATGGCTCAAGAAAGTGTTCGAGTGCCCTGCCGATAAGATTATGCACAATGCTCAATATGACCTTGGATGGATCAAGCAGATGGGGTTTCAGGTTAATGGCAAGATCA